TCCCCCTCACACGTTTCTGTGTCCCTGAGCATGGTGGGTAACTTGGTGGGAACATGGGGGGGGTATGTTCACCCCTGCAGTTAACCGGGGGTAGGTGAAAACCAGCGTACCCTAGGGGGATCATCTAAGTAGCGCTACCTATGTCAAGTTTTTAGTGTAAAAAACTGGACATTTGTGCATGAAGAATTTGGAAAAATTCATGCAGATTTTGCAAACATTTGCGACAAGTTGGTCGGTGACTTAGTCGGTTACTTGTACGGTGGTCTTGTAACAAATCCTTAGGTAAAAATGTGACAACAAAAAACCCCAGCGATGAGGCCGGGGTCTTTGTCCTGCTTGTCACGTAACAGGTCCCAAGGTAGCGGTCGAGGGTTAGTTCTGTAGGAAGTCTGGTGTTTTCTCTCTGGCGAGTTCTATCTCATAGTGCCACTGCTCGTTCATGCCGATGGCAAGTTTGTAAAGCATGCCGCCATCTACTGTGATCTGTAGGGCTACAATGATGCGGGGAAATTGGTCCGGGTCTGTGCGTAGGTATACAAGCTCGCCCAGCTTGAATCTGTTGTTGATGGTCATAGTGCCTGGGATATTAGGTTGGTCAATGCTTTGGAGGTCGCCAGTCCGGCCAGAGACCCTAGGGTCGCCCCCAGGGAGTACAGCACCCTGTCCATTGTGGTGCCAAATGCTATCTTCTTGATGTTGTGGGACCATATCATGGAGATCATAAAGGCGGCAAAGGTGACGCCCAGGTAAAACTCTCTACTAAGAAAATACGTATTAATTGCCACAAAATAAACTTGCACAGCACCGGTGGCAAACAGACTGAACTTTGACTTGATGTTAAATTGTTGTTTCATAATTTGTTAGCTCTACAGAAAAATTTTGCTGCTTGGTTGGTTTTTATTAGCTTACCTCTCCAAAGTCAAAACCTTCTTTTCAAATGGCAAATTCAAAAAAGCAGCCAGTGAAATCAGCTGGCAGACCTAGGGTCTTAAAACAGGAGATGTCTTTGTTAACGCTTGAAGACAATGTACCGTTACCTGAACGTGGCGTCAGAGACCCGCTGTTCTTACAACAGGCCGGTGACATCCTAAAGAAGATCAAACCCAGGCAATCGTTTGTGGTACCCAAATCCAAACTGCATTCTGTCAAACGTCTGATAAAATCTGACTTTGAGCATCTGGTGATAAAGGGTCAGGTGATTCAACCGGAGAATAAGTTTGCGCGGATATGGAGGGTTCGGTAGCAGCCTCATTATTGGTTAAGGTGTACGTAGAATTTTTAGTTCTAAACTGTACGGTGGCTGAGGTCTGTTGCTGGATCTCGGCCACTTCTGTTGTAAGCCAGGTATAGGAGTAAGAGTACTGAGGATCCAGCATCAAAGACCTGCCTGGTGCAGGCTCATCATGCATCTTTTTCAGATAACCCTTGTCGTTCCATTCAACCCAGGCAATCTTGTCTGCCTCTTTGGTGAGCCCATCGTGCTCACGCTTCAGTTGGTATTTTTTCATAGTGATATTGTAGAGGTACAAAAATATACATAAATTTGTAGAGGTTAAACTTTTTAAGTATATTTGTAGTGTTAAATCTCAGCAGTTTGCTGAATAAACCAACTAACCCTATGTCAAACACTGAAACTCCTGAAAAGGAAGTATCTCGCGAAGAAGTAGTAGCGTGGTACAAAGACCAGATTGAACTGGCAACTCTCCGTGCAGACCTTGCTGAACAGCAAGCCCGTGCTGCCAAATCTGACGCTGAACGCCTGCAGGCCACTTTGTTCCTGGCCCAGGTTCAACAAAAGCAAAACGAAGCTCCTGCTGACGAGGAGGAAGAAAGTCCTAAAGTAAGGTCATTAAAGAAAGAGAAATAATGCTAGAGTTTAAAGCCCTTAAGGGACGAAGGATTCTTATTGAGAAACCAGAGCGTCCGAAGTCAGCCATTGAGTTGACCCCAGAACAGCAAGCTGCACTGGACCGTGAGTTCATCAGCAAGTGGACACGTCTTAAAGTGTCTGCGGTTGGTGAAGAAGTAGAAGGTGTAAAAGCAGGGGACGAAGTGTACATCTCTGGCAGCGCGTTGCAGTCATGCGAAGTGTTACCGTTGGAAGACAAGCATTACCTGATGTTGAACGAATATGAGGTGGCCATTGTGTGGTAACCTCTGGATGGCGGGGTAGACTGGAGTTGGTCCCAGCTCGGTCTCATAAGCCGAAGTACGCAGGTTCGAGCCCTGCCCCCGCAACTACTTTAAAACCAAGTATGGAAAACACAGACATGAGAACATTGACACTAGGGGAGTCTAGATGTCATATCAATTTCAATCCATCTTCAGATGACAAGATTGGAACATTCAAACGTATGATGGCAGATGCCATTGATTATTGTAACAATGAATTGCTTGGTACAGAAGATGGTGAGGCCAAGCGTTGCTTTAGCATTGCCATGACAGAGTTAGAAACAGCGCAGATGTATGCGGTAAAGGGCATTGCCAAGGGGCTGAAGAAATGAGCAATCTAAGTTATGGTCAAGCGCTTGAAGCGCTAAAAGCTGGTAAGCGCGCTTGCCGTGCCGGCTGGAATGGTAAAGGGATGTGGGTTGCTTTGGGTGAAGGAAACCCTGCACTAGAAGCAGAGAAGTTCTGGAATCCTCACACCCGTGCATTTGCAGAACAAAACGGTGGTACTGCTGAAGTATTGCCATATATCTTGTTCAAAACCGCAGACAACAAGATCCTGATGGGATGGCTTGCCTCTCAGACGGACATGCTGTCTGAAGACTGGATGATTTTAGATTAAGAATCCACTTTGTGCAGTTGAGCAACTGGTTGGCTCGCCAGACTGTAAATCTGGTCCGTGAGGCTTGGGGGTTCGAGTCCCTCCTGCACAACGACATGAAAAACCACATGGTATCGCGCACTGGGCGAAGCTTAAAGTTAACCACATCTGCTGTCGGGTGGGGCAGCTCGTCACAAATACTGGCAACATTTGTGACAACGGGTGTTATCCAGGTGCAAGTCCTGGGTGCAGCGATACAATACTAAAGACCTATGGAAGTCAACAGAATCCAAAAAAAAATCAGGGTCACTTCACATGACCTGGTGAAATATCAGATCATGACAGAGGTAATGTTCTTTGCTAAAGAACACCTGATCCCTTCTGACATAGAGCTGCTGACCCTGCTTGCCTTGTGGGGTCCCATGGAGCTGGGTGCATTTTGTACCCAGGCTGCCAAAAAACTGAACCCTGGCATCAAGCCAGAGGAGATTGCGGTGCGGGCACAGAACGTGCGCAACCGCATTGTCAAATTGGAAAAACGGGCGCTGGTTGAGAAAAACAAGCGCGGTAAAAAGATGATTGAGATTACCAAGCGCATCCCGGTGGCTGCCAAAGGAAATGTGTTGTTGGACTATAACTTTTTAGCTGTTGAGACCGGTAAAGCGTAAAGAGCTGATTGCTAAAACAGCGCAGCAGATGGAGTTGCCAGCTGAGCTGGTGGAAGACATTGTGAGTTTCTTCTACTCTACGCTGCACAAACGCCTGAGCAGTGGAGACTACCACTCGCTGCAGGTACCTAACCTGGGCAGGTTTGTGATAAAACCCAAGAGCCTGCAGAAAAAGATTGACCATACGGTAAATAAGATACCGTTCCTGGAAAAGATCAACACCATGCGCGCCTACGAGGTACGCCTCACACACATTGAAGACCTGAAAAAGTTCCACAAGCTACAGGAAATGATGCAGGCTGAGAAGGATCGCAAGGCTGGTATTATGGAATTAAGAAAATCTAACACCTATGAAACATACCCTGATACAAATCTGGAAGAACAAGGGGAAGATTCTTGAGGGAATCACCAATAGTGTCTTCAAGAATGAACACGTGGAGGAAGTAGCCGCTGAACGCCAGGCTATTTGCAACGATTGCGAGTTCCTTGACAAAACCGGCAAGAGCTGCGTAGTTCCCGGCACCCAACCTTGTTGCGGAGCCTGCGGATGCTCTCTTGCCCTGAAGCTGCGCTCACTGTCGAGCGCCTGTGACAAACAGAAGTGGGAAGCTGTGGTGACACAGGAAGAGGAGGACATGATCAAATCTCAAATTGAATCGTAATGTCCTTAGTATTTGAACCTTCAACCCACTCGTACAAAAGCATTGACGCTTCTGATGCGACACTCTGGACCAGTGTCACTACACTGATCGGACACCTCAAACAACCTTTTGACAGCAACGCGGTAGCGAAAAAAAGCGCGGCTAACAAAAAGGGTAAATGGTATGGTATGACGGTGGAACAGATACAAGCTGCCTGGAAGAAAGAATCTGACAGGGCTTGTAGCCTGGGAAACTGGTACCATGACCAGCGGGAGCAGGACATCACCGGCTGCACAACCTTGAATCGTCACAACAAGGAGCTGCCGGTGATCCGTCCCATGTTTGATGAGAACGGAAAAAAGATGGCGCCTTCTCAGAAACTGATTGAAGGTATCTATCCAGAGCACATGGTGTATTTACGCTCAGCAGGGATCTGCGGACAGTCAGACCTGGTGGAGGTTGCGGATGGACAGGTGCACATCACCGACTACAAAACCAACAAGGAGATCAAAGCAGAGTCGTTCAAGAACTGGGAGGGCATCTCACAGAAGATGGGCTTTCCGGTATCACACCTGGACGACTGTAACCTGAACCACTACAACCTCCAGCTGAGCATTTACATGTACATGATCCTGAAGCATAATCCCAACCTCAAGGCGGGAAAGCTTACCATCCACCACATCGTGTTTGAAGAGGAAGAGGAGAAAGATGAGTTTGGTTATCCCATTAGCAAACTGGATAGTAACGGAGAACCCATCGTAAAAGAGGTGATTCCCTATGAGTTGCCGTATCTTAAAGATGAGGTCCTCTCTATCATGAGCTGGTACAAGGACAACGCAGCTATGCTGCAAAAGAAAAAGAAAAAGTGAAAGTGCACTTTGACCACATAGAAGGTTTTGGTAAGGTCTCTGACTTAGACTTTATCTACTCCGCGCCCTATGGAATCCTGGAGCCAGGAGAATCTGGCGCGGATGCACTCAAAGAAGGGTGGATCCCTTGGGGTTCTGAATGGTATAACCTGCGCAGTGTACGCCTGGACCTTTCCTTATACCGTCCGTCTGAAACAGTCAAAAGGCTGAGTAAGAAGGTGACTGCCCGCCCTGGTGATTTCATTCTGCACCAGGACGCATACAAAAAAATTTACGAGCAATACTGTGCGTACCATGGATTTGCCAGGGATATACAGTGGGAACACTTTGAAGGTTGCCAGTGTATTGAGTATTGGCACGATGACAAGCTGGCCGGTGTAAGTTTTTACAAAACCTATGATGACCAGTTTGTGGCCATGCAGTTCATATCCAACTATGAACATCCTGGTCTGTCGCTGGGTAACATTGCCCAAATGCACGAATGCAATCTGGCTTCTCAGCTGCACTGCACGCACGTGTATCTGCTGGGAGGTTATGAGAAATGCTGTCGCTACAAGGCAGGGTTCAAAGGTTTTGAGTTCTGGACAGGAGCTGGGTGGAGCGCTGATATAGAGCTGTACTATCACCTGGTAGAGCGGGATGAACAAATACAAGTCACGCTGCTATGATGATCTACGAACCACACAACCGCCTGGAGGTAATCACACCTAAAGGTAAAGGAGTCGTATGGCTAGTGACAGACTACGGACATGAAACGGATACAGTATACACGGTAATAATTGATGAGACAGGAGAGATGTGGCAGTTCACGCACAAGGATCTGAGAGTAAGAAACAACCTAACCTTTGGAAGACATGGTAAAACTATTTGATATACATGAAGGAGCCATCATTCCCTCAGAACATTGCTACGCGCTGAAGTTCCTGAAGGACATCATGGAAGAATATCCGGACAGTTACATGAAAGTGTACCTGTACCTGTTCTATATGACTTGTCCTAACCCGGACATGAACCCGTTTTTTGACACGCCAGAAAATGAAAAGGAGGAGCTTATCCTCTCGCAGATTCAGCCAGACTTTTCTACAGAAGACGAGCCTATCCTGTACGCCCTGGATATGTGCAAAAAACTATACGAGACACCTACCTACCGCGCATACATTGGTATGAAGCACATGCTGGACCGCCTGGCCAAGTACATGGAAACCACACCCATTGAACACGGGCGTGACGGGAACATCAACTCCCTGGTCAATGCTGCTGCCAAATTTGAGGCCATCCGCATGAGTTTCAAAGGAGCGTACAAAGACCTGATGGAAGAACAAAAGAGCATGGTGCGCGGAGGACAACAGCTGGGCTATGACCAGATGTAAGTTTAACGAATACTGATCCTATGGACCCTGATGATACGAGTACTCAGACATACCCACACCAGAAACATCCTGCTGATGCTGGCGATGTTCTTCAACCCCTTTGGCTTCGATGCCTTGTTCGCCCTGGTCATGGAGTGGACAGGTTCCTACTGGACTACGGACTTTGTGTTTTACTGCCTGTCGGGACTGTTCTTTGGTTTATACTACTTGCATGCAAAATTTTATCCTTATGAAAAAGACACTATATAAAATTGCCTCATGTTTGTTGCTGAAACTTTCAGAGTTTTTGTACAATCTCCAGTGGGCAGAAAAGCTTTCCATTAAACTCTTCATTAAAGGGTTGAACCTGCACATGAAGCACAGACAGCTTGATACAACACCTTGTATAAAAACAAATCAAGAGTGGATGTATGAGTGGCTGCTTCACTATAACAGTTATACCAATACTTGGTATGCTTTTCACCGTGAAGACCACGCTGCTTACTGGAACAGGAGTGAAATGAAACACCCGCTGATTGAAGCCAACTGTGTGACCTCCCTACTGGAAAAATTAAAAAATACCTGCAATGCCCTCAACAGCAATCATCCATAAAGCAGAAGGTACACTGGCATACTTTGATTTTAGACAGGTTCCTTGCAAAGGAGACTGGATTGAGTTGGACAACAATACCTATGAAATCAAACAGGTGATATGGCCCGTAAGTACGGGTCACGTGCGCCTGATAGTAGACGATTTGAAAGACTGATGCACATTAAGATCCCAACCTATGATTACGCCACCGGTGAGTGGAGCCACACAGAATTTGTGACACGTGAAACATTTTGTGAGTTCTTGTGGTCAATGTTCAAACAGCCTGGTCAATACGAGTTTGACGAGTGCTCTCTGCTATTCAACAAGCAGGCGCGTAGGTTTAACATAGACAAGTTTTATTGCCCTGCTCCACCCAAGAGTAAGGATTTTGTAGCCTACTGGGATACTGAGAAAGACAAGTGCCGCAACGGGGTGATCTACAAAAATGGGAAAAAGACCTGGTATCTTACCCGTGACTACTACATGTGGCTGAACTTCCTACCTATCTACAACAAAGAGGTGGGGAAGTTCACCTTCCCGGATGTACGGGATGCCCAGTACCACATGGCCCTCTACGAGGAACTGGCCAAGCAACACTACAAACATGCTGCAATCCTGAAGAAACGTCAGATTGCGTCATCCTATTTTCATGCGGCCAAGATGATCAACCTCTACTGGTTTGAAGAGGGTGCGATCAACAAGATGGCCGGTTCTCTGAAAGACTACATCGCAGAGAAAGGCACTTGGCGTTTCCTAGAGGAGTACCGAAACTTCCTGAACACGCATACTGCATGGTACCGTCCCAGCAATCCTGACAAGGTATTGAACTGGGAACAGAAGATTGAGATTAACCAGGGTGGCCGCAAGCGCGACGTGGGTCTGAAAAGCGTTCTCATAGGCCTGGTACTGGAGAAAGACCCTACCAATGGTGTCGGTGGTCCTTGTACGTTGTTCTTCCATGAGGAGGCAGGTATTGCCCCACACATGGGTAAGACCCTGGAGTACCTGTTACCTGCCATGAAATCGGGTATGGTCTACACGGGACAGTTTGTAGTGGCAGGTTCTGTAGGAGATTTGGAGCAGTGTGAGCCACTGAAAGACCTGATCATGAACCCCGATTCCAAGGATGTGCTTGCCATAGAGACCAACCTGATGGATGAGAACGGGCAAATTGGGGAGTGTGGACTCTTTATTCCAGAGCAGTGGAGTATGATTCCCTGCATTGACCAGTGGGGTAATTCCAAAGTGGAGGAAGCCATGACCATGATCCTGGCAGAGCGTGAGGATTGGAAAAAGAAACTACGCCCGGATGAGTACCAGCTTAGGGTGTCTCAGAAACCCATGTACATTTCAGAGGCTTTTGCCAGCAGGGAAGACTCCGTGTTCCCGCTGCACCTGGTTACTCAACAGCTGAGACGCATTGAAGACAAGACATACTTTTCTGAGTACGTAGAGCTCTACCGCGATGAGCATGGTAAGATTCAGGCACAGGACAGCAAAAAGCTGCCCATCCTGGAGTTTCCCATTACGCCTAAGACACAGAACAAAGAGGGAGTCATTTGCGTGTATGAACGCCCGCAGAAAGACGCAGCCTTCGGTACGTACTACGCCAGCATTGACCCTGTGGCAGAAGGTAAGACAACAACCTCAGAATCTTTGTGTTCCATCTACGTATACAAGACGTCCCAGGAAGTCACCAAGCACAAGAAAGACGGTAGCATTGAGCAGGTGATTGAACGTGACAAGATTGTCGCTAGTTGGTGCGGTCGTTTTGATGACCTCAACAAAACGCATGAGCGCCTGGAACTGATCATTGAGTGGTACAATGCGTGGACCATTGTGGAAAACAACATCTCGCTGTTTATCCAGTACATGATTTCGCGTCGCAAGCAGAAATACCTGGTGCCCAAAAACCAGATCATGTTTCTCAAAGAGCTGATGAGCAACACCAACGTCTACCAGGAATATGGCTGGCGTAACGTAGGTAACATCTTCCGTGGCAACTTGCTGAGTTATGCCGTGCAGTTCATGGAAGAAGAACTTGACCATGAGAGTGACGAACATGGAACCATTGTGAAACGCACCCATGGAGTAGAGCGCATTCCAGATGCAATGTTGTTAAAAGAAATGCAGGCTTACCGCAAAGGACTCAACGTGGATAGACTGGTGGCATTCTGTGCGCTGGTGGCATTTGCCAAAGTGCAGGAGTCCAACAGGGGCTACAGCAAACGCGTTGAACGTGAGGAGAGTAATTTGGAGAACTCTTCCAAATTCAGTACATTATATAAGAGCCCCTTTCGTCACATGGGTAATGCCAGTGGCGGTTCTTCAAGTATGAGAAAACCCAGAAATCCCTTCAGGAATCTGCGATGATCCTGACCTATAGAAAACACCATGCCTAAAATTTACAACGCCTTACAACTAAAGAACGGAGCCAGAGCGGATTACCACCGCATGGGCACCATCACCCAGCCTGTGCAGTTTTTACTGCGCAAGGAAAAAGACGAATCATGGGGTGCATGGAACATGGACTGGTTGGAGATGCAAGGGCTCAAGCAGATCCGTCGCAATGCGCGTCGCTTGATGAAAAACTACAAGCTGGCCAACGGTATCATAGACAAGACGGACTATATCGTAGAGGAAGACAATGAGGTGGCAGACTTGATTGACGTGCTCACCAAAGAAGATGCTTCTGCATTTGAGCTTAAGTTCTTTCCCATTATACCCAATGTCATCAACGTGATGGTGGGCGAGTTTGCCAAGCGCAACGACCGCATCACCTATCGCGCGGTGGATGACAACAGCTTCAACGAGATGTTGGAGGCCAAGCGTCTGATGCTGGAGCAAACCCTGCTGGCAGATGCAGAAAAGAAAATGCAGGAGACCATTCAGTCCATGGGTCTTGACCTGAATAACGAGGAGCAGGCACAGCAAGCTCAGCAAATGATGAGCCCGGAGAGCTTGAAAAGCTTACCAGAGATTGAAGCATTCTTCAAAAAAGATTACCGCTCCCTGGTAGAGGAGTGGGCTACCCACCAGCACAACGTAGACACTGAGCGTTTCTACATGAAAGAACTGGAAAACATGGCCTTCAAAGACATGTTGATCACTGACCGTGAGTTCTGGCACTTCAAGATGAATGAGGATGATTTTGACATTGAGCTGTGGAACCCTGTATTGACCTTTTATCACAAAAGCCCTGAGGCGCGTTACATCTCCCAGTCTAACTGGGTAGGTCGTTTAGACCTGATGACGCTGTCAGACATTGTAGACAAATACGGCTGGATGATGGATGCAGAACAACTGCAAACTTTAGAAGCCATCTATCCTACCAAAGCAGCCGGTTACCTGTTGCCTGGTGTGCAGAACGACGGTAGTTTCTACGACGCTACCCGTTCCTATGAGTGGAATACGCAAGGTCCTTCTCTGGGCATGCGCCAGTTCCTGAGTGCCCGCGACACATTTGTGTCTACCGGGGATGACATCCTGTTCCGCATTCTGAACGAGTCAGAGGACTTGTCTGATTTGTCCAACATGAACTTATTGCGTGTAACTACCTGCTACTGGAAAAGCCAGCGCATGGTAGGGCATCTCTCCAAGATTAATTCAGATGGTATTCTCATTGACATGATTGTAGATGAGAACTACCGCATCACTGAAAAGCCCATATACGATACTTCTGTGATGAGGGACAAAAATCGTGAGACGTTGATTGCCGGTGAGCATATTGACTGGATATGGATCAATGAAGTATGGGGTGGAGTAAAGATTGGACCAAACCGTCCTAGCTTCTATGGTAACGTAGACGCCAACGGTTTTCAGCCATTATACCTGAATGTAAAGCCCCTGCGTTTCCAATTCAAGGGTGACTTTACTTTATATGGGTGTAAACTTCCTGTTGAAGGATCTGTCTTCTCAGACCGCAACACCAAGAGCTCATCTTTGGTAGACAAGATGAAGCCCTACCAGATTGGCTATAACCTGGTGAATAACCAGATTGCAGACATCCTGGTGGATGAACTAGGCACAGTGATCATGCTGGACCAGAACGCGCTTCCCAAACACTCTATGGGTGAAGATTGGGGACATGACCAGTTTGGTAAAGCTTACGTGGCCATGAAGAACTTCCAGATGCTACCCTTGGATACATCAATTACCAACACGGAGAACGCGCTGAACTTCCAGCACTACCAGGTACTGAACCTGGAACAGACCCAGCGTTTAATGTCAAGAATCCAATTGGCCAACTACTTTAAAGGTCAGGCATTTGAATCCATTGGTATCAACCCACAGCGCATGGGACAAGTCATTGCCCAGGAAACCGCTACCGGAGTACAGCAGGCTATGAACGCCTCGTACTCTCAAACTGAAATGTACTTTATCCAGCACTCAGAATACCTGATGCCACGCGTACACCAGATGCGTACAGACCTGGCACAATACTATCATTCTACCCGTCCATCCCTGCGCCTGCAGTATGTAACCTCTATGGATGAGAAGGTGAACTTTGAGATGAATGGTACAGAACTACTAAGTCGTGACCTGAATGTGTTTGCTTCTACCAAGGTAAACCAGCGCATGTTAATGGAGCAAATCCGTCAGCTGGCGCTAAGCAACAATACTGCGGGTGCCTCTATCTATGACCTGGGTAATATCCTCAAGGCAGACTCACTGGCTGAGATCACCCATACCATGAAGGGTATTGAGGACAAGACCAATAAAGCTAAGCAACAAGAACTGGAGGCAATGCAGCAAACTGAGCAAATGAAGCAGCAGGCAGAATCTGAGCGCCAGGAAGCATTGCTGAAAGCACAGGCTGAAGAAAGGGCTTTAGACCGTGAGAAAGACATCCGTGTGGCAGAGATTCGTTCTGCGGGTTACACCGCTATGATGGATGCTGACAAAGATGGCGAGTCTGACTATGTAAAGACACTGGAGTACCTCGATAAAAAGAACGCCCAGCAAGCTGCCCAACAGCTTAACCGCGATAAGGAAATTAACCGCCAGGCTACTGAACAACAGAAACTGGATCTCAAACGCCAGGAGCTTGCATCCCGCGAGCGCATTGCTGATAAGCAGGTTCAGGTAGCCCAGACCAACAAAAACAAATACGACAAGGAGTAAGGCGTAGCGATATAGTGCGCTATTTGTAGAGCTTACCTCTTGTAGATGTAAATTCTACAGGTTTATTCTTGTAGATTATATATGAAGAGCTAACCAACATAAACCAATTATGAGCAAACCCGGAGAAAACACCAGCACAGATAGTGTAACTATCGACAGCATTGATGACTTTTTGCCAATGCCCGGTGCTGATAGCATTGTGACATCAGATGGGGATGATGATTCCAAACCCAACATGTTCACAAGCAAAGCCAAAGCCGCAGACCTGAGTTTCCTTGACAGCGATGACGACGGAAATGATGACAGTGGTGATGGAACCAAGAAGACCAGTCCTGAAGATGTTCAGAAAACACTGGCTGCCTTGGATGAGGAACTGGAAGAAGGAGATGATGACGATACCAAGAAGCCTGGTCGCAAGAAGATTGACAAGAGCGGAATGGTAGAAACCTTTAACAAGTTGATTGAAGAAGGTTTGATCATGCCCTTTGAAGAGGACAAAGCCCTGGAAGACTACTCCATGAAAGATTGGAAAGAGTTAATCCAGGCCAACATAGAGGAGCGCGAGCGCGCAATACGCGAACAAACTCCCAAAGAGTTCTTTGAATCATTACCACACGAGCTGCAGTACGCAGCGGAGTATGTGGCCAAAGGCGGAACAGACATGAGAGGTTTGTTCAGAGCATTGGCTTCGGTAGAGGAAGTGCGTTCACTGGATGCCACCAATCCTGATCACCAGGAATTGATTGTCCGCCAGTACCTGCAGGCTACCAATTTTGGCAACGGAGACCAGGAGCTGTTAGAAGATCAGATTGCTGAGTGGGCCGATGCAGGAACACTGAGTAAAAAAGCTCAGCAGTTCAAACCCAAGTTGGACCAGAAGCAGGAAGAGATCGTACAATCCAAGCTTCAGCAACAAGAAGCTTTCCGCCAACAGCAAGCCGCCCAGAAAGAGGCCTATATGTCCAACATCTACCATACCCTGAAACCAGGTGAACTGAACGGGGTGAAGATTGACGGCAAACGCCAGAAATTCTTATGGGATGAGCTGACCACGGTAAAGTATGAGTCCATGACAGGACGTCCTACAAACCTGTTGGGAAGACTGTTGGAAGACTACCAGTTTGGCAAAGAACCCCGCTATGACCTGATTGCAGAAACCTTATGGTTGCTGAGTGATCCAGATGACTACAAAGAGAACATCCGTCGCCAGGCAAAGAATGAGGTGGTGCAAGACACAGCCCGCAAGTTGAAAACGGAGGAAGCCCGCAAGCTGAGCTCTTCTGTGAGAGACGATGATGATGACGCTCCGTCAAAGTCACAGACCCGCAGAATCCCCCGCCAACCTGCCAACATCTTTAAACGATAACACAATTAACCCTTATTAACAATTAATCCTTAACCCTAACTATGGCAACACCAGTTTTAAACAATGGTTTGTTCCTCAGAGACACTAACTACAAGGTTAGTTCTCACGTGGACAGCTACCATTTGGTGAACATGCTCAAAAACTCTGAACCTATGGATTTAGGTCCAGTTGATTTGTGGGCCATGACCCAAAAGGTAGAGATGCCTCTGTATCAGATGGCATCGTTCGGTGGTAAAAACACCATCTTAGTTGACAACGCTCGTGGAGAGTACAAGTGGCAGACTCCTGTTGTACAGGACCTTCCTTATGTAGTCGAGAACGTAGAGTCTGGCAACGTAGGTGCTGATGGTACTACCTTCAAAATTAAGTTGAACAAGCGTGCGTTTGGTCACGGTGACATCGTCACTTATGACAAGTACAAAGGCTTGGAGATGTACATCACTGCTGATGACATCCTTCCTGCAGGAGACGGTTTCATCTACACCGTACAGTTGGTAAACAACAACAACACAGCAACTTTAGAGACTGCTAAGTATTTAAAGCCTGGCACTAAGTTCTTCCGCAAAGGTTCTGCGCGTGGGGAGTATGGTGAGAAGTTCTCTGACATCGGAGAATTGAACGCTGGCTTCCGCGAGTACTACAACTTTGTTGGAGGTG